TGGAGGTGATAACCATATTGGCATAGAGAAAGTTAATGATGCTATGTCAATTTCTGTGTCTGCACCAACTGGTATCGTTCTAGAACTAAATGTTATGCCTGTTAATTCAACATAACTTAAACTTGTCCAGTCAATATAGTTGTCTGATTTTTGAATTTCAAAATCAGGATTAAACAAATACAAAATTTGTTCTAATACTTGTAGTTTTTGATCTGTATTTGATGTCCAAATGTCTGCTGTAACTTCTAATCTAAATGGAGAAGGCATAACTTTTTCAACAGTATATCCTGCACCTAGTTGATTACTGTAAGTACCATCATCTAATTTGTCTCTTTGTCTTAAATGTTGTTTCTCAATATGATAAGGATTCTGCATTCTTTCTCTATCATAATTTAATTCTCTAACATAACAAGCAATTTTTGGCACATAATTTAATGCATTTTCACTATTATTTCTAATGATATTTGCTACTTGTCTCGTTGGGTCTCCGTATACAACTGGAACTGCCCTTAAAACAATTTCGTCAGTTTTATTTCTTCCTGTTTCTACAGAAAAATTACTCAAAACTCTAATAAATTGAGTTAAAAATTTTCTAACCTGTCCTTCGTAAAAATGTAACATTAATCGTCAGCCTTTGGTTTTAATGCATCAGTTAGTGCTTGTCTTTGATTAACTGTTAAACCGTTTATTGTAGTTGTACCAGAAGCATTAACAAATTTAGTTTTCCAATTTTCTCTAGCATCTGTGTTTGTTGTAGTTAGTCTTACAGAATCTTCTACTTTAATCCATCTGATTCCGTCATAACGGAATAATCTATTTGGCAAATAATCTGTTCTTAAAAAGTAATCACCCTTATCAATGTTTGACGTTGGAAACGAAATTCCAAAACCAGCAGGATGACCGTTTGGTGCAACTCCATCTCCATCTAAATAGAAACCATAATGACTTGCCGCCGGTGTATCTATTGTTGCATTTATTGGTTTATCTGAACTTACTCTATCTGTTGAATTTACATTATCAGTTCTAATATTGCCTCTTTCATCGATTGGTGCAACATAGTATTGTTTGTAATTAAATCCTGATTTAGGTGCGTCTGATTCTGCATTTGCAACAATTTGATCATTAATTGTTTTTTCTCTATTATATGTACTCATGTAATTGGCAACAGATCCTTCTGTTGTTGCGTCACCAATTACGTCTCTAAATTCTTGAGAGTCAACTAGTGTTTTTAATTTTAATCTTAATAAATGTGGCCACCATGTTTGTGAAAATCCTTCTGCCGCTCTGTTTACATCTTCTATAACATAATATCTTTTAAGTGCAATTGGTATACTTTCATCTAAAGAATAGTCTTCTTTCATGTGTGGGAACTCTATAACGTCTCCTGACATAGGTTTTCTACCTAATCTTTCAACAACATCGTTCATATGCACAGTTAAAAATATTGTATCATTCTGTAAAAACATACCAAATTGTGATAGATTAAAATCTATATCTTGTACGTTGTATATGCCTCTTATAATATAGACATCATCAGAGTATTTTCTATCTCTGTTTTCTAAAAATAGTAAATCTTGTATGGTTCTTTCGTTAAGACTATCACCTGAATACTGTGGTTGTGTTGCTGTTGCTGGGCCATCTTTGTTTGTATTTCCTTGATCGTAAGGTCCTAAATATTTGTGGAAGTGTAAGTCAGTTCCACCCACAGTAAACATCTCTTTGATGTTGCGATCAAAGAACTTATAGTCGTTGCCTTTTTCTGGCTTAAAAATGGATAATCTTGGCATATCACACATATTTATTGATAGTTTGATTACTATAAATATGTGTATGTCAGAACTTCAAACAGGTCAACAAGAGATATTTGATTATATAAAGAACAATCTAGGTGAGGGTATGATAGATGTGGAATTAGACCCTAAACACTATCAAACGGCACTAGAAAGAGCAATTAATAGATACAGACAACGTAGTTCAAATGCGGTGGAAGAATCATATGCTTTTCTTGAATTAAAAGAAAATCAAAACACATATATTTTACCAGATGAAGTTATAAACGTAAGAAGATTACATAGAAGAACCGTAGGTTCCAGAACTGAAGGTGGCGAAGGTGGTACATTATTTGAACCATTCAATTTAGCATACACAAATACATACTTGTTAAGGGCAGGTGCAACAGGCGGACTTGCAACATATTTTGCCTTTGCAAGTTATCAAGAATTGGTAGGTAAATTGTTTGGTTCATTTATTCAGTTTCATTTTGATGTTGCTACTAAGAAGTTAACAATTACACAAAGACCAAGAGCAGATTCTGAAACTATATTAATGCATACTGATAATTTTAGACCTGATATAACATTATTCAAAGACATTTATGCAAAACCGTGGATTAGAGATTATGCACTTGCAGTATCAAAAACTATGCTAGGAGAAGCAAGAGGCAAATTTAATACTATTGCTGGTCCACAAGGAGGCACAACTTTAAACGGTGCTGAACTTAAACAGCAAGGACTTGCAGAAATTGAAAGATTAGACCAAGAAATTGGTAACTTTGCTGAAGGTGGCACACCACACAGTTTTGTGATTGGATAGTGATTGAACAAATAAACAATTTTGTTTCACAACAAACATTAGATAAAATATGGAATGCTTTTGATAGTAATCCTGTATGGATTTGGCGAACTTATAATGCAGATCAAAAACCTTTTTGGATTTACGATATATTTGATAAACTAGATTTTGTAGATAACAAGTTTATTTGTAAATGGAAAAACAATCCAGATCCTATTTTTTTAGAAATATTAGAAAAAATTAAACAACAAGCAGGTGAAAATTTTGTGCCATGGCGTTTTATTATTAACAAACAAACACAAGGATTAAACAGCGGAATTCACTCTGATTTTCCAAAAGAAAAACAACAATCTAAAACTTTTATTTTATATGTAAACAAAAATTGGGAAAAAGAATGGGGTGGTGAAACAGTATTTTACAATGATAATAGAGAGGAAACTGAAAGATGTATTCCAGAAGCAGGAAAATTAATATCATATAATTCACAAATATTCCACCAAGGTTTAGCACCCTTAAATAATGCTACAAGAATAACTTTGGCCGTTCACGGCAAATATAATTCGTAATCAAACCACTTTAAATACGAGCAAATGGAAGAGTCAAGATATAAAAAATACGAAGATTGTAATTTAGATGAGTTAGAACAAATTGTAACTGATTTGGAAAATATGTCTATTAGTGCGTTAAAAAACAAAAAATTAGACATACGTAAAAAGATACTAGGTGCGGTAAAAGAAGCCAAAATAGTCATTGAAAAACGTTTAAAAAAATAGTATAATCAATAAATGCTTATAGGAATAGTAGGACTAATAGGTTCTGGTAAAGACACAGTTGCAAAAAGACTTGTTGAAAAACATGGTTTCATAAAAGATTCATTTGCTAAAAGTTTAAAAGATGCAGTAAGTTCCATGTTTAATTGGGACAGAAAAATGCTTGAAGGCGATACTAAAGAAAGCAGAGAATGGCGAGAAAAACCAGACGAATTTTGGAGCAAACAAATGGGCAAAGAAGTAACTCCGCGTTGGGTATTACAATATTTTGGTACTGAAGTTATGCGTCAAAATATGTATGATGCAATATGGGTTGATTCTGTTATTAATAGATACAAAGGTAAACCAACTGTAATATCAGATACAAGATTTCAAAACGAAATTAAAACAATAAAAGCACACGGTGGAAAAATTATATGTATTCATAAAGGACATTTACCCACAAGAGATTGGATGTGGGCACACAATTTTCATAAATCTGAATGGGATTGGATAGGTACTGATTATGACGTTGTTATTGAAAATACAGGTACTCTAGATGAATTATATGAAAAAGTAGATGACTTAATTGTCAGCAACAAGATCGCCCACACGCCAGCCAAGTCTACGCACACTGCTTAATCGTTGACAATTAGCACACACAGTTTTTAAATTATTAGAAATTGTATTCCTTAAATTTCCGTCTACAAACAGCACATCTAATTGTAATTTGTCTTGTGCTTTAAACCCACACAACTCACATTTTTGTTTCTTTTTATAGCCTGATCTTTGTAATGCAGTTACTCCTCCCACTTTCTTTTTTGCTTTTTTACGATTGCAAGTATCACACAATCTACGCCAATACACTTTTCCTGCTTTTTGGTAAGCATATGCTCTTGGCTTAGATCTACACTCTACACACAAAGGTCTTAGGTTATTATTCATATATGCTATTTACGTCGCCTATATAGGTACCAAAAATTGGTAAGTTTTATCGTAAAATCCATATGATTGAATAAATACTTCAGTATACGTACAAACTTGCAAGGAGAAACGTAAATGGCTTTAACATCACCAGGAGTAGAGGTAAGTGTAATAAACGAAAGTTTTTATGTACCATCAGATGCGGGTACAACACCTCTTTTTATAGTAGCATCTGGACAAGACAAATTACCGGGATCTGGTAGCGGTACAGCGGCAGGAACAACAACTGCAAATGCTGATACTGTTTACTTGATTTCATCACAAAGAGAATTAACAGAAACATTTGGAGATCCAAAGTTTTACACAGACGCTTCAGGAAGTTCACTTCACGGATATGAATTAAATGAGTGGGGACTACAAGCGGCTTACAGTTTCTTAGGCATAGCCAACAGAGCATATGTTTTAAGAGCAAATGTAAACTTATCAGATTTAGTAGGAAGTGCATCAGCACCAACTGCCGATCCAACAGATGGTACATATTGGTTTGACCTTGCATCAAGTTCATATGGATTATTTGAGTGGTCGCAAACAGATCAAAAATTTACTGCAAAAACACCAAAATTAATTACGTCCGTTACTGACCTGGTAGGTGACGCAACAACAGGTGCACCAAAAACTTCTTATGGTTCACAAGGTGATTATGCAATTAACACAACACACGTAACTAACAAAATATATTACAAGAATGATAGTAATGCTTGGGTACACGTAGGATCACAAGCATGGCACGAATCACATCCTGTATTTTCAGTTGCATCAGGAACAACAGTAACAAACAGTGCAACTTTCAACCTTAATGGACAACTAATCACAACAGGTGGTACTGCATTATCAAATGTTAGCACAGCAATTAATACTGCTAATGTACCTGGAGTGACTGCTTCTATTGATTCAGTATCAGGAAACTTAGAAATATTCCACAACGGTGGAGCATTTGGTGATTCAACAGCAGGTGACGGAACAATTAGAGTTGAAGAAGGTTCAGGATTATTAGCAGAACTAGGAATTACAGCAAATACTTACAAGACTATGAAATTCTTGCAAGACAAACACACTAACAGACCTACTTGGAAAACAGCAGATGAAAATAGACCAACTGGTTCAGTTTGGTTTAAAACAACTTCAGCAAACAGTGGAGCAAACATTGTTGCGAAACTTTACAGTTCATCTGATTCAAGTTTCTCAAGTGTTGCGGCACCATTATATACAACAAACAATCAAGCAATTTATAACTTAGATCCAACTAACGGTGGAACATCAATTGCGTCTGGAACATTATACACACAATATAACGTAACTGAACAGTCAATAGGTGCTGGTCAACAAGACACAACACCAAATGTTGGTGATTTCCAAATTATGAGATATGAAGGCGGAACAACAGTTATTTCATCTAAAACTACGTTTCCAAGTTTTACAGCAAGTGAAACATTTACAGTTAGAGAATCACTTAAAAATCAAGATGCACTAGACACTGCAAAAACAGTTACTATGGTATCAGGAGATGGTTCAACACTAGGTGATGCAGATGACTTTATAACTGCATTCTCGGCGGCTAACTTCACAAACTTGGTTGCTGAAAAAATTAGTTCAGGTGATTACAAAGGTGCAATTAAAATTACACACAAATTAGGTGGTGATTTTAGAATGAACGACACCAGCGGAACGCCATTAGCAGATGCAGGATTTAGTACAAGTACAGCACACGCATACGGAACTTACACTGCAAATTCAACAACATTAATTGACAACTTATATATTACTCCATCAGGTGAGTCAGAAGACTCAACTGTAGGTAACGAAGTAATGGCAAGTAACTGGAAAAGATTATCTTACACAGCAAGTACAAGTGCACCAACTAATCAACCAGCAGATGGTAAATTATGGTACGACACTTCAATTGATGAAGCAGATATTTTAGAACACAACGGAACAACTTGGCAAGGTTATAAAAATGTTAACTCAACAACTGATCCAAATGGTCCACAGTTTAGTGCAACAGCACCGTCTACACAATCAGATGGTACTCCACTTGTAAACAAAGACTTATGGATTGATACAAGTGATTTAGAAAACTATCCTAAAATATACAAATACAACACATCAGCAACTTTAAGTTCTACTAATACTTCAAATCAAGTAGCAGTAACAACTTCAGGTGCGGCTTGGGAATTAATTGACAAAGCAGACCAAACAACTGAAGATGGTATTGTATTTGGAGACGCTAGATGGCATACAAACACTGAGTCAAAACCTGGAACTGAACCAACAGATGCAGGTGATCCAAGTTCAATTAAAGACTTGTTAAGCGATAACTTCTTAGACCCAGATGCACCAGATCCAGATGCTTACCCACAAGGTATTTTATTATGGAACACTAGACGTTCTGGTTACAATGTAAAAGAATACAAAAACGATTATATAACAACTACAAAATATCCAAGTTCAGGATCAGCAGGATTAGGTAACATTAGATTCAGCAACGAAACAGTTGCAGGTTACTATCCAGACAGATGGGTTACTAAATCAGGTAATGCATCAGATGGTTCTATGTGTGCAGGTAGAAAAG